GAAGCTGCGAGAACATGTCGAAGAACAATTTTACCTTGTCCATCGCTGTTGGATCGTCCGATACGACTGCCCAAGCAAGCACCAACACGGGCAAACTTAAAATTATTAAAACTGCCTCGTCCTTCCAGTCTGATTGTCTGGCTTCTAAAAGTTTTCCCTGGTAAGCTTCCTCTCCAGAGGCCATACGAGAGGCATGCATCAGTTGTGCTTCTGACATTGCCATTTTCGTCTTCTGCTTGTTCTCGTAAATCTTACTTCCAGCAGAAACGGCTAGTTTAATTGCCGATAACCACATAATTTAGTACCAAGTAGCTTCTTTTTTCTTGTTAGCTAGCATTCTTTTAGTACCTCTAACTTTTTCCTTGTCTCCAGTAGGAATATAGTTGAAAGCACCATCAGCAGTAGTTTTAGATCTTGGATCTACCTCTACATTCTGCTCTGGAACCGCTATTTGTTTTGCTTTTTTATAGTTCATCATAATATTATCTCCTTAACATTAATTATCGTCCATTACAATAGCTGCTTGATCAATTCCTGACTTTGCAAGACTGACTCCAGCTCGTAATTTTGCTAAATCTTCGTTTTGATCCATTTTATCCTCTGCAAGATCTTGTGCTTGCATTAATTTAGACCTTTGAAGATCTTGATTTGCCTCATCATTTATTCTTTTTCTTTCATTTTCCATCGCACGTAAGTCAACTTCACGTGATTTTAGTTTTAATAGAGGGTCATTATCAAATTGTGACGTAATTTTTTTCTCTTCTTTCATATATTCTTCAGTCATCTCTGCAATTAAGATAGCTTTTCGTGCTTCAATTTGATTTGTTATCTGTTGTAACTGTGCTTGAACCTGTGGATTAGTCGCTGCCTGCTGTTGCATCATCATCATTTGTTGCATTTGTTCTCTAAACTCTAATTGTACTTGCTCTTGAGCCATAATTGATATGTGTTCAAGAATATTTTTTTGTATTGCAGCCATAACTGCAGGATTATTTCTTACAATATTAGTCGACATAAAATTTAAGTGAGCTGTAATGTGTGCTCTATGGTCTTGACCAGGAAAAGCTCTAAAAGGTTTGCCACCTAAAGCATTAATGTGTTCTAAACTTGGGTCCATCGGTGCTGTTGGCGCCGGTGGTGGTAAAACTGCATCAACATCTTTAACACCTATCGCTTCATACATTCCTCGATACACTTGATACATGTTATGTAATTGTGGATTTGATGTTGCAATCTGCAACTGTGTTTGTGCTAAAGTAATTCTTTGAGACATTGAAAAAATATTAGGATCAGCAACTGGTATTACATCAACTCTATCATCAAAATCTGATTGTTTAATATTTCTTGCACCACCTACAACATCAAATGGATATTCTGGTGGTAAATATTGTGAAACAATTTTAGATAATAATCTAAATTCTGATTTCATCGCTGCGTAACATCTTTTATGAATTGCAGACATAACTCTTGATCCTCTCTCAAGAAGAGCAATTGTAGTTCCTACAGCTGCACCTTGATTTCCATCGCCCACTTGCATATCAGCAATAGCCGCGAATCTTTGACCTGCTTGTACAACGATACCTAAAAGATTTAATAAAGTCTGTGATGGTTCTTTGTATGGTAAAGGAAAGAATGCATCTCTTAAATTTCCACCTGGTGCATCTACATCTTTAAATTCACCTGGTTGAATAGGTGATGCTTCATCCCTAACTCTTACACCTCTCTGCTTAAATCCTGCTGGAAGATTTGAGAGAGTTCCTGCATCTAATAATTGACGGAGAGCCGCCGTTGCCGTACGACTCAATCCGCCAATCATGTGAATGAGTCCAAAGCCATAAAATCCAAGTCCTGGCAGAAATTTAAAATGGACAAAATATTGGATCTTACTTTTCTTTAGATCATTGGGCGCATAGTTCCTTCTAATAGAAAGAACTTTTCTATTGCCTTCTTCTACAGTTACTACGTAGGGCAATTTTATTCCGGTTGGCTCATTTTGTGCATCAACCTCTTCAAAACCTTCTAGGTCTAAATTAACATGACATTCTAACAAAGTATATACAGGTTCATTCTTACCTGTTTTTTTTGTACCATCTAACTCACGTTCTTTTTTTGCAAGTTCATTATTTGTGTCTGTGCCTGGAGGACCTAACTCTACATCTCTATAGAATCCTGACACTTGTTGTTTTCTTAATTCGTTTTCAGAAATTTTTATTTTATGAATAACTGCCTCCGCATCGTCTAATGAGGTAGCCGTATACGGGACAATTAATTCATCTGCAGGTACAAACTTTGATACTGCTCTGCCCATAGGGACATCGTAGTATACTTTTTTAAAAGTTGATCCTGCTAATGGTAAGTGAAATAACATAGAATCGAATTCCGATTCATACTCTTTCATCTGATCCATAATTAGGTAATTCATAAAATCCTTAACACGATTTGCTTGTTGTTCTGTTCCAGGATTTTTAACACCAATAACCTGTGTTCTTACAGGTCCATCTGATGGTAGTAATTCTTTGTAAGCTTGTGCTTGAAACTGTGTGACTGCTTCAGCAAGAACTGGGTGAGTTGCACCACTAGCTCCTTGAAAAGGTTCAGTTCTATTTTCATATTTAAATCCTAAAAGATCTAAACCTGTGATATACGCTTGTTCCCATTCTTTTCTTGAAGTTTTATAATCCATATAATTTTGAGTCATCTCATTACCAATTGGATCTAAAACATCATCTGGTAAAAGATCTGCTAAATTATCAAAATGTGATTCTGTTCCAGGTACATTAATTGAACCTGGTTCGTAATCGATAGTTGCTCCACCATCTTCTTCAGGGATAACTTCGATTGGTCCTTTTTCTGGTTGTTTTTCCTGAACAGCAATTTCTTGTATTTCTTCATCCGAAGGAATCTCAAGTTTATTTCTAGTGTTCGGGAGTCCTTTGTCTATTTCTGCCATATATTACTCCTAGTAGTTTCTAACACGGTTTTTAAGGGATAGCAACCCTAGAGGTTGAGGCCCTGATTCTGGAGGAGGTCCTGATGGATCACCTGCTTCTTTTGCAATACCACCACCTGCAGCTTGAAATTCATCTATTCTTTGTGAACCACCAATGCCTGGATCATAGTATCCTCGTTCTTCTGCTCGTTTTAATCTTTCCTCTGCAAATTTTGCTTCTGCTGCTCTATCTTTTTTTGCTTGTGATTCATACATATTTAAATCAAAAAAATCTCCAGTCTCTAGTTGTGGGTTTACTCTCGTAAAAGGTTGCATAGCTTTTAATACATCTTGTTCAGTTGTTACTTTACCAGGTCTGCTGACATATTGTTTTGGTTCACCTAATTTATTTAAACCACTTAAATAACCTTGATAAACATCTGTTAGTTTATCTGCTTGTCCGTATCTTGGATCAGATTTTTTTAATTGTTCTTTCATGTCTTTACCAGCAAAACCAAAAGTTAAATTAGAAATTATCTCATCTTTGTTTGCACCAGTTGCATAATCTGTTGCTGCAAAGAAACCACCAAAAATTATTTCAGGGAGCAATTAATCCTGCACCAAGAACTTTAGTTACATTAGCTACAGCTTTTGCACCTTTTGCTGTTTTAGTAATATTGTTTATTTTATTTATATTTAATCTATCTGCAGGTGATAAATTATCTCCACTTCTAACTTTTTCTAAACCTTTTCTAATACATGATATACTTGCACCTGCATCAAAATTTATTCTGCCACCTTCTTTTGCTGCTTTTGGTCCACAACCTATCGCTGCATATTTTTGTAATAAATTTTTTTGCAATGAATCTTTTCCTAGTTTTAATATTTCATCTGCTTTAGCAGATTTAGAATCTATTTTTTTTAATGTAGTGCCTGCTTCATCTGGAGCAATAGCAATACTTGGATCAGGTAATTTTTCTTTAATCATTAACCCTCCATCAAAGCCTGTTGCTTTGACATTTAATCTAGCTTTTGTTTTTGCATATTGAGGAAATTTTTTTCTTAACGCTCTATCTTCTTTTTGTTTTTGAGCTATCGCCATTCTTTTTTCTGAAACAGATAAATTTTTATTATTCTGTATGTCATAAATATCTTTTGATATAGCTACTATTTTTTTTTCAAAAGGGTGATATTGTTTTATGTTTATATCTGCTGGTAGATAACCTAAATTTTTTAAAGTATCTAACTCTCCTAAAGATAAGTGAGCAAGTTGCAATCCATCTTTACCAGCTAATTTAGTTAAGATAGCAGGATTCGATCTGTATAAGTCTTTAGCTTTTCTGGCTTCTGCATATTTAGAAGTATTTTCTATTCTTTTTTTACCAGCTGATTTGTATTTTAATTTTTCACCATACTTATCTTGTTCTTTTCTAGTAACAACTGATTTTCCAGAATATTCACTATCTCCTCTTAAATCTTTTTTATTTTGTTCAAATAGTTTATCTTCTATTTTTATAGGAGGTGCATTGTCAATTGCAGCTTGAACTTCTTCTAAAGTACGCATTGCTGCATATTGATTTTTACCAGGAGTTTTAGCATAAACAGTTCCAAATCTATTTGATCGTGGATATTGATATACATCTGTTTTAACAGGACTAGTGTCCGGGGGTGGTTGACTACCTCTTTTTAATTCTACTCTTATCTCGTCATCATCATATAGATCGATAGTAGCTAACAAATCTTTCATTATTCTCCTAATAGTCTTGCAACACCGCCTGATGCAAAGTCTGGTTCGTTATCAGGAGCTGGTCCATATTTTTCCTCTAGATATTCTGCTTGTTGTACTGGATCTTCGTTAATAGCTTTTGTCTTATCTTTTTTTCTTTTAGATTCTACAAATTCTTTTATAGTTGGTTTATTATCTCCTCTTGCAATTATTTTTAATCTACTTGTGTCGGACATTAAATCATCAATACTGTTTACTAAATTTTCTCCATCAAATTCCATATCACCATCTGGATTCATAACTCGTGGTTCAGGTTCTACTGCATAAAATTCAGCTGATGGTCTTGGATCACCTTCATCAGCTAAAGGTTTTTTGTAAACAAGATCAACAGACTCTTCACCAACGTTTGTTGGTGATTCATAAGATACTCTGATCTCACCTGTATCTGTATTTCTATAAACTGTTACATCTTCAAATTTATCTATATTTAATCTATGCACACTTTCTCTTTCCTGTGTTGCAAATTTTTTAGTTACATCTTCACCTTGATTAATTACTTTTGTAACAAGAGCATCAAACCATTCTGGTTTACCAGGCACAGCGTCTGTTTTAATAATATCTTTTGTAATTTTGCTTGCAGCTCCCTTACCAGCAAATTTTAATAATCCTGTTTTAAGTGCACCAATACCTGCACCAACGCCACCCATTAATTTTAAAAACGCTCGTCTATTCATACCAAGTTTTAAACCAATACGACCACCATCAGCTGCTTCTTGTTTTTGCTGCATAACTTCTTTTCTACGTAGGTCTTCTAAATATTCTTTGTATAGTCTTTCAAAATTTTCTTTTTTTTCTATGCCTTGTCTTTCTTTTAAATACTCTTCAAAAGAAGGTGTGCCTTCTGCATAACCAATACGACCACCCATAGCTTTTTTTTCTGGGTCTGGTTTTTTTGGTTTTACTATTTTTGGATCACCTTTACCCATCTGTTTTTGCATTTTATTAAATATGTTATCAAACATTCCAACCTGTTCGCCACCCATAATACCTTTTGATGTATCGATAACGTTGCCTTTCATGTCGACAACTTTATCTTGTTGTTTAATTTTTTCTAATGCTTCTTGTTTGATTTTAATTTTTTCTAGGCCATCTGGCATTCTACCCGTCACTTTGACAAAGCCTTTTGTCAATCTTGAGATCATCTGCGGTAATGTAAACGTAGCCATTAGTAATAATTCCTTTTAGTTTTTTCGACTTGTTCGTCGACATAGTCTTCAGGGTGATTAATTAGTCCACCTTGTCTGAATCGCATGATGGCTTGTGTAGTAGAGTCGACTAGGTCATCATGGTCTCCATACGGAAACGCAGCACACTCTTCAATGACGTCGTCTGCAAATTTCTGCTCTGGAGCCCATATCATACCAGATTCGAACAGAGGTGCAACCGAATTTACTCTAGAATGCTTGTCATTACCTTTCGAGGGTGTGTAGTTCATAACCGGTATATCCATCTTACGAAGTTCGTAAGTAAGTGGTAAACCTGATGCTTTCGCCTCAATAATAACTGTTTCAGGATTCCAATACTTATATTGCTCTAATGCAAGACGCCGTAGTTCTGGAAACTCGTAACGTCCTTTAATTGCATCGAGTAATATTAAATTAGCACCTGAATCTTCATTAGGATAAAAAATACCCCAAGTCGTTATAGCAGAATAAT